CTTTACTTCTTCTTTAGTTACAAGGTAATTGGTTGTTTTCTGAATCTGATTTTTACCTTCTTGTGTAGAGGCATCTACTTTTTCTTTAGTAATAGCCTCCCACGCAATACTAAGTTGACGTTCATACTCTTCTCGTGCTGCCTGTATCTCTTCTTCTAACCTTTGTCTACCACCTACTATAATCTCCTCTAATGAATTATTTACATCACTTAGCTCCTGCACCTTGTTGATGTCAGAATTCTCCATTAGAGACGCGTTATTTAGCTTCATAACTGTTTCTAATACCCCCATTCTTTTTATTTGAGCGTCAGTAGGATTGATTTCTTTGGATAACTCATTGTATTCATCAGCTAATCTAGCATTGGTTTCATAAATTTCTTTAGGTGTAGCTATCTGAGACACTCTTTCTTTCTTAATCATTTTAATTTGCTCTATAGCATCTGCATCTATTTTAGTAGCTTTATTTCTACCACTTAACTTAACCTCATTCTTAGCGTTAAGTTTAGTGTTTATATCTTTTTCTAAAGAGGTTGCGACTTTTTCATTTGTAAAATCAATTACTTCATTCATTATGTTCTTAATACTTGAACGGTTAGCAGCCTCAATTTTACCCACCATTTTTAATACTTCCGGTTTAGTGTAAGTAGTTGCCGGTAAAGCTTTACGCATAAAGTTTCGGAGGTCCTGCTTAAAGGCTTGTAAGCTCTTCTCTCCTTTCTCTACCCCCTTAATAAATCTTTTAGACTCTCTTAGAACTTTAGCCATATCTCTAGTAGGTCTCATCCCTAACGTGGACTGTAACTCTACTTGCATCTTAGCTTGTAATGGAGATAATTCTTTTTTACTTCCCTCTCGTGTAAACTCAGGTTGCTGCTCTAAATATTGAATTACTTTATCAGTAATCTGCTCTTGGGTTAATTTCTTTTTAGCTTGTTTATTTCGTGCTACTAAAGAGTCTTTGTATTTATTTACTCTTTTAAATAATCTAACCCCGGACTCTATACCTCCCTTTAATTCTGCAAAACTTTTAGGTAACAAAGTCGTTTCATCTATACTAATCTCCAAAGCTTTCTTCACTTCAGCGGGTTTAAATTTTTTAATTCTTACAAGGTAATCTGTAATTTCTAAATCACTAAAGTTATTCTCTCTTGCTTTTTGAACTATATCTATTATCTCGGAGTTTCGTTCTTCCGGAGACTCAGCTTTAGATTCTTTATCCATCTTCCTCTCACTTATCTCAAATCTAGATTCACGAGGATTAACCTCTCCCACTACTTCAATTATACTTTTATCTATAGGGATAATATTCATTTCATTCTCCCTGTTAGTATAGATGTCAGTTAAATTATCTACGTGAGTTATAATAGTATCATATCCTTTCTCTTTTAATTCAAATACTTCTGCATCTGACCATACTTTATTTTTCTTTACAAAGTAAGGGTTCTTAATATTAAGCTTGACTTTATATTTTTTACTAGCACCTTTTCCTCTACCTAAATCAGAGAATTTTTTACGTGAAGGAGTGAAAAATGTAAGGTTACCCGGCTTAGGGTGGTAAGCTCCTTTATATAGTTGAGTGGCTTCTCCTTTCCCCTTTTCAATTGGTTTAATATTAACTCCTGCTGCATCTTTAGTGTTATGAAAAAATCCTATCTGCACTCCATCTACTACATTAATATCCTCTTCCTCATTATAAAATGTATCTTGTGTATCTTCAACTTCAGTAGGAGTGTCTTCAATGACACTATCCGGTTCTTTGTAGGTAGGGGTTTTAGTGGTTTTTTTTCTTACAACTTCATCCACCCCTAATAAGTCTTTAACACTTTCCTCTACATCTGTTTCTACTCCTTCTACAACTAATTCTTTACCCGGAATCCTTTGTCCCCTTTCGAGTGCAGCAAGTTCTAATTCTAAGGATTCTAAAATAACTAACTCATCTGCCGTCATATTCTCTACACCACCGGCTTTCTCCTTCATTTCTTCTATCTTGTTTCTATACCTTTCTCTATCCACTTTCTCCCCTGCTCTTGCTTCTTTTCTTTTTGCTTCTTGCTCAGGAGATAAACTCATTGCTTCTGACACATCTTCTGTAGTAATAGTTTCACCTGTTCTCATTTTGTCAGCCATACTATTTAAGGCATCAACAATAACATCATCAGGAGCTTTCTTGTAGATTCTATCTATATATTTACCGAGTCCTAATTTATTTAAAACCCATTCTATAAATTGACGAACTTTACTTTTTGCTTCTTTAGGTAGCTTAGGATATCGAGTTGCTATTAAAGCTATTGCTTCAACCACAAACTCTTCGTTTTTAACACTTTGTTTTACCCCTTCATACTTGTCTACGTGTCCCTGTAATTCCTTTATAAAAGAGTCGTTTTCATTAAGCTCTGTTTGTATGTTGCCCGCTTCTTGAGGATTAGCCTTTTTTAAATCGCTAGCTAATTTAACATTTCTCTTTTTAACTATTCTTATAATAGCTTCTGCTAATTCTTTAGTTTTAAGTTCTTTACCCGCGAGGTCAGGAAATAAGTTCTTCAACACACCGTGCATTACTTCGTGCGGAACTACCGATGGATTTGTTTTTTCTAGGCTTATAGATATATTATTAGTTAAAGGACTAAAGTTTCCACTACTATCACGGGAGTTTCCTGCCGCCATATATTCCTTATGCGTTTCATACATTAACAAGTTTACATTAGGAGCTATTTTCTTTATAGACCTAAAAGCTTTCTCGGCTGCTTTTATAGTTCTTTGTCTAGCAATAGGGTCGGGGTTTGAAAAAGAAGTACGCTCACCCGGTTGTAAACTCTCATCTATTAAATAAATATTTCTACCCAATGACCTACCTTTTACTACTTTAGTGGATTTCATTTGCACATCCACACCACCATCTTTCCTCTTCGGTACTACTAGAACTCCTAATGTACCCGGTCCTTCCGGGTTAATAGTAACAGGAGAACTTTTTCCTGCCACAAACCTAGATGGTTTAGTAGTAGGTTCAGGCGCTCCTTTGATTTGAGATTTAAAAATAGTCTCCAACTCTTTAGCTTCATTATAAATAGCAGCTTGCCTTTTCTCCGTATCAGTTTTAGGATTATCAAAATCAATATTAAGACCTTCTAAAGACTTAATAAGGTCTTGAGTTCTATTTAAATCATTTTGTAAAACATTAGGAGAATCACTATCTATTCTTTGCAAAGGGTCAAGACGTGAACCTCTTGTACCTTTTTTAGTGTCCTCCTCAAAGAAGCTTTCAATATCTGTTTTACCCTCCGGTTTACTTGTATATTTATCTACTATACTTTTAATATCCCCATCAATTTGTCTTAACCTAAGTTTAGCGGTATAAGTATCATTACCTTCTAACTTTTTTCTTTCAAGTTCTAAATCAATAAGAGCGTTTCTGTCTTCGGGATTTTTTATCAAAGGGTCTATATTTTTATCTACTTCATACCTTTGTATAGCATTATCTCTTTTATTTTGGGTATACCTTTTTAACTTAGGGTTACCATCTATCCCTATAGTCGCTGAAGCTACTTGTTTTGGTGTACCTTTAGTTACAAAATCTACCATATCTTCAGGACTAACCTGCTGACCATTTAATTTATAGGTACCCGGTAATAATCTATTAGATGTTCCACCGGTCATATCTCCATCGAAAAAATCTTGCATCTCTGAATCCACATCATCAACACCTCCTTTTCTAGAATCCGCTAAAGCTATTGCTACATCTACCGGCGCTCCTGCAACTCCCGCCACACCTTCTAATAAAACATCAGACGCGCTAATACCATCACCTGCGGCTACTTGAGCAGCGAACTCTCCCCCTGCTCCACCTACTGATTCTATACCCATACCTACCGCAGCAGCTAATAAAGGTTTACCTCCTAATGATTTTATCGCCATTCCACCAAAACCTGCCGTTAGAGTATCGAACCCACCTATTATCATACCTCTACCTATAGCTTCACGCCTCATATCTGAAAGAGCGTCAGGGTCATTTAATACTTTACGAATAGCTTCATCACTCATATCCCCCCCGGTCTTTTCGTTTAACAACTCCATAAAGGTCATAGTCGCCTCTATACTACCACTCATCACACCTACAGCCGCCATCAATCCCGCCGGAACTCCTAGAGCAGCACCTCCCGCTGCACCTGCGGGTCCCCCTGCTACTGCACCTCCCGCGGTAGAGGCTGCCCACACACTCCCCAAGGTTTGTGCTCCTATTTCTAAAGTGGTCATATTTAAATATGAACCTACACTTTCCGCAAGAACCATAGTTGCAACAGATGGATATTTATATAACGCTTTCGCGGCGCAAGCAAAATCTCCTCCACATTCTGCCACCTCTTTATTATACAACTTTAATTCATCAGGCATACCACTAGCTTTTATAGCTTCCCAATTACCTAATAAATCTTTCATTTCACCTTCGGTAATATTAGCTCCTTCCCACATAACATTTAACACATCATCCTGCATAGCACCTTTAGTTTGTCCTACTTGAAATGTTTGATAAACATCATTAAAGAAATCCATAAAAGCACCTTCCCCTTGCACCCATTCTTCGGAGACAATAGGTCTTAAATTTAACTCCTCTTGAATACCTAAAAGCTTTGCGTCTTGTTGTGTTAATCTATCTTGTTCTGTTATTAACTCATTCCTCATAGGAATAATCTTATCCCTCATCTCTATATATTCATCAGAACCCATTTTACTTCTAGGGGTTTTACTTACCACCTCATTTATCTTATCGTATTCTGATACTTGTTTTTTAAAATCTTGTGCTTCTCTTTGGTGCTTTTTCCAATCTTTCAAAAACTGAGCATCTTGTGAGTCTTGAAATTTTTGCTCCCCCGGAACTCTTGTTTGTCTATGTTTGTTAAAAAAATTTATAGCCTGTTGAGCATTTTGTGCTGAGGAATTAGTATTTCCCATTACCCAAGTCTCTCCCTCTAACCAAGAACCACCCTCATCTCTATCTACTGAAAGGGTAATACTCTCGCCATTAGCGGCTGTTATTTCTATATAATCTTTACCAATCTTCCTTTGCCCTACTTCAAAACCGTATTCCTTAAACATTTGCTCTAACAAGGGAGCTGCCACTTCCTCTTGTTGGTCGAACAACCAAGTCATATTTTCTAAATTAGTTAAGTTCTTCCACTCTGTTTGCTCGTGTTCATTAAGAGCCTGTATCATATCTTGGGCAGTCAACCCAAGTGTTGAAGGGTCTACTTTAAAATAGGAATAATAAGCTCTAGATAAATCATCTTCATTTACTAACCCATACTTAGCTCTATCTTCCGCACTCAAATGTGAATAATCCCCTTTACTCTCGGTAAATCTAAGGTCATCTAATTCTTGATACTGTTCTCTATCAATTAAAGTATACCTACCATTTTTGGCATCATAATAGGTAGCATACGCCTCAGCTTGGGTCATATCCGATGGAGCAGGGGTACCTGTATCTTTTTCAAACTGTTGTCTCCAATCTGTAGACGGTGTGTAAGAGTTGGCTGATGTTATTACTTGACCACTATTATTAGTGTTAGACCAAGTATATTCATTGTTTATTATCTGAGGGGTAATACCTAATTCATAAGCACTTCTTATATCATAGTATGCAGGAACATTTTCTAGAGGAGCATCAAGAGTAGGTTCTACTCCATATTTATTTAAATAATCTTCTTTCCACGCAACTACTTCAGGGTTAGTAGTCCACCAATCATTAAACCCTTGTTCATCAAAAGTAGAAACATAATCCTCAGAACGAGGTTTGTAGTAGTCACTATCTACGTTTGATGAGTCCCAAAAAGTAGTTGCCGAATCTGATTCCATAATGTCTTCTTGAGAAGTGGAATCCGAATCGAGGTTTTTTTTTTTATCTACCGGAAAAAAATCAGCTTCAAAATATTCAAACGTACCCGTAGGTTTTTCAAAAACCTCCCACGGTTGTTTCCCTTCGTCTTCAGCTTGTTGTAAAAGTTTCTGTTCTTTTCTTTTTATCCAATCAAAAAGTTCTTTTCTATATGCAGCATCACGACGTATCTTATCCTCCCATCCTTGTAAGGTGGTGTTATTAGCAAATTGCTCATCATATTGAGATACCCAATTATAAATATAGTTACTATGTTCTTCTAATATACGTTGTTCTCTTTCGTCCATTTTTTATATATTTTTTTACATTGGAGCATCATCACTCTCATCATCATCATTATTCGTGTTTTGAGATTGAGTAGGTACTTTTAATATCTTATTCATATAATTAGATAATTCCTGTTGTAAACTCTTACCTCTATATGTTTTACTCTCTAGGTCAAGAGCTATAGTTGTTCCATTAATTACATTTCCGTTTTCATCTTGTAATCCTAAGTAAATAACCCTCTCATCTGTATTAGGCATTATCCTTATATTATCTTCAGTTAAACCTACATTATTATTTTGTATACCTTTTAGGAAAATTTCTTCTATTAAATCAGTTACCGCAGGTACGTACTTATCCCAATTTTTAATCTCATCCGTATAGAATCTTTCTAAATTATTAAAAGCGCTACCTACAGTCACATTCTGAACATCGTAATCTTCAAATAACTCGTTAAACGCAGCTAGTATACCCTGTGATGTCTCAAGAGGCATCATAGAATTAACACCTATTGCCTCTTTCTTCGGTTCCGGTTGTTGTCTATTAACAACAATCTCTTTTTGGTTATCAAAGGTAGTTAAACTACCCACCACTCTCTCAGGATTAAGTTTTTTAAACACCTCCATAGCCATAGCGTAATTATCGAAACCACCTAATTTAGAAGCTACTGCTTTTAAGAAACTTTCTTCTGTCCATTCTTCACCACCTTCAGTCCCATCTATAACTCCGGCTGTCCATAAAGGTATAACCTGTTCGTCAACCATTCCTTTATTAATTATAATCTCCTCATTATTTCTTGTAATATTTTTAATCCATTCGTTACCCGGTAGGTCCATTAATCCTATCATTGTAGATTCCATATCTTGCTCTTCACCACTAAATATATCTAATAAGTTAGTAAGTAAAGCTTGGTCTTGCTCACTTTTTTTATCTGCCATATACTCCCATTGTGATGGGGAGAACTCAGTTTTTGTAGTAACACTTCTATTAACCATAACATCAAGTCTGTCTTTAGTTATCTGTCTAGCCATCTCTAACTGCTCGTCGGTTAACTGAGGAACTAACCTTCCTGAATTAGGTTGGTTAGGGTCTTGTACTCTTAAAATCATTGATTGATTTCTTGACCCATCTGCATTAAATAAACGAGGGTCATTAGGGTCTGAAGTAAAATCAAACTCTTCTCCGGCATTATCAAATCCCTCTAAAACCTCATTTTGCGAATCAGTCAATATACTTACGGCATTCATAGAATTCTTATCTCCGACCGTAGAGTTTATAATAGTAGTTTCAGCCTCAGTATAATTACCATTTTCTCTGATATCATTTACACTTTGTGTGGGGTCATCTTCTCTTAATTTTTCGTAAGTATCAGCTAACATTTGAGCGGATTCATCTAAATTTACCTCTAAATCAAATGGTTTAAGTAATTGGTCGTGCCTATTATTTAACTCCTGAAGTGGTCGTAAACTATTTTCATTAGGAACAACTACCGTAGTATAAGGGTTTGTTTGAGGGTCGTAAGGTTCATCAGGGTTTGTAAGTTGTCTTTCACCTATACTAACCTGACCATCAACAGGATTAATATATAAAGAGTGATTTGTAAAATTACCCATCTTTTCATTATCCATTAATATGCTCTGTGAAAACTCGGATAATTCACCCTCATCTAACATTTTTTTAGCTTCAGCATAAGTAGTGTTCCAATTCTCAGATACTTCATAGAACTCTTTCGTACCATTCATTATGTTAGCACGTTGAATATTATAATCTTTTAAACTTAATTTCCCTTCTTTTAATAATTGATTTTGAATACGCATAGTCTCCATAACTTTCTCCGCATAATCTAAAACAAACTCATCTTTACCTACGTGTTGTCCTTGTGGAGCGTTCTCTACATACTTTAAACTTTCTTCTTGTTGTTGTTCAATTTTTTGTTTTTTCTTTCTACGAGCTATCTGTTCAGCGCTTAGAACATCGTTCATATTCTTGGCAACTTCCGACCAATCTATCCGATTCTCAGCATCTCTTTCCGCGTATTTATAAAATGTTTTTGCCATACTTTAAATTTTATTGTATAGGTGTGTCATTTGTAGGTGGTGGTGGATTTACTACTGCTGCCATATCAGGGTTACCTATAGCTGTATAATAAGCAGCTAATTCAGCAGGGTCCATACTTTTATCTTTAAATGGACTACCATATAAAGGTAATGCACTTGCCGCTTGTCCTACTAAACTTGTTACTCCTGCCATACCTTGTTGTAGAGACTGATTCCGATTTTCTTCTGCATCCCTAGCGGCTAATTGAGCACCCTGAGCTTCAGCTAAATCTAAGTTTGACTGCTGCCCAATTATAGATTTATCTTCATCCAATATAGTTCTTTGAATTGCCTCTAACTTTTTAGTCTGCCTATCAGTTACATCTGATTGCGCTTTATTTTGTGCTTGTAAAACTTTCCCCGCTATTGTACCTGCTCCCCTCTCCTCTCCTTCTTTCGCTGCCTCTAAACTTTGTGCGCCGGCGCTCAACATAGCATCTCTTTCTTTATCAAAAGCAGCCATATCAACAGACAGTTTCTCGTATACATTTACATCTAATCTTTTACGAGCTTTTAATATAGCTTGTTTAGCATCTTTTTCTGCTCTTTGTTGTGCTCTTTTTTGTTTAGATGCTTGAGCAAAAGATGCTGCTGTAGTACCTATTGTAGTTGCTACTTGAGCTGCTGTTAAAACTGCTGCGGTTGTTGCTAATGCCATATTATAGTTTTTTAATCATTTCTTTAGTATAAGAATCTCCTTGCGTGTAACCAACTTTCTCATACGTTTCTATTAAGCCGTCGTGTTTTAATAAAGCATAGGTATAATTACTACCTAAATCTTTACAAATATTGGTTAGGCTTTTTATAAGTAACTCTAAAGCTTCTTTTCTTTCAGGGTTTTTCCGATAATTTTTATTAGAGATAACCCATTCCACTAATGCTACTTTAGAATTAGTCATATAAATAAATCCTGCACACACAGGAGTTTCTTTATCCAATACCATAAGTCCACCTTTTCCATTATCAGGTAAAAAATCCTTTAATGGAGCTTCCCATCCCCAATCTTTCCACCACCCTAAAAGGGTGTTATCGTAATCATCTTTGTGCAGTGGTCTTAAATTAAATATCATTTGACTACAAAGATACTAAATTTTTACGGACTACTTGGCATATATTCACATTCTACTGCAAATAATTCCGCCGCTGAGGTAGAGGCAGATGATAAGACGAAATTCATATAATGACCTAAAGCTCCATAAGACTCGGCTTGTCGGTTTTTTATATATACAAAAAAAGCATCTGTTACCCCCGGCGCTAATACAGGTACTGTACCCGCGGTAGCATCTACAGTTACTTGTCTAGTTGCTCTGTTAATAGCTGTTACTGTTCCCATAAACTCTAAAGTGGCATAAGCGGTTGCTACTAAAGAAAAATAAAAAGAATCTCCTACACTCAATATAGAATTAACCTCTACTCCTGCCGGGAACTCTACTACCGAAGCATTGGCAGGTCCTGTAATTGTTATATCCGTTTTACCTATACCATTTACATATCTTAATGGATAAACAGTTGTGATTACAGGGTTAGCCATATCAGTATATCTTAAATAAGCAAAGTAAGCTCCTTCTTTCTCCACAAACTCTGAAGCTTGAATAGCTATATTTTGTTCATTACCTATATCGGTTGAACACGTAGCTGCAAAAGAAGTTGAAGATTCAAGATTAAGTGTTTTAAATATTTTACTAACAATAGGTAGTTGGTTAAAAACGCTAGTTATTGAAAACTGATTGTCTACACCATAAAAACTACACCTATTTACACTATCTGAATTATGTCTCCATAAATTACCTTCCTTGAAACTATAAAAATAGTTATTCATACCTATCATCCATTCCGGTTGAAAGCTATAAAAAGAAGGAAAACCTTCTGAAGTTTCACTATATGATATTGTTTTATAAGCCATAATTTATATTTTTTTAACAATTACCCATATTACCAATTACTCCATCGGCGGTTACTAAAAACCATTTGTCTACCCCTCCATCTACATATTTATAATAACCTGCTGTTGCCGGAGTCACCCCTGAGTCATCTGTAAAAACCCAATCATACAATCCCGGTAAAACATCTGTACCATTTACCTTTCCTCGGTATAAAGTCAGAACTGTTGCGTCTGCACAGGCTAGTATAGCATTAGCCGCGTCATAACCTGTGGTAACAATAGAAGGTAAAGCCGCTGCACACCCTATTGTTAACTCCCAAACTGTTCCATCGCAAACACCATATACTGTAACATCTATTGTCGTACCAACACTTGTTTTAGGTATTATCATTACACATTTACCGGGAGGAGTAAGTGTCGTTGCATCTTGAGTAGCAAGAATGGTAACCGCACCTGTTGTTCCCGAATCTACAAATGCAGGAGGATTATAATTATATATAGGCAAAGCAGATAATGCAGTACACGGAGCAACACAAGGTGATATAGGTATACCTGAACTCGGAGGGTTGTCACACCACGCTGAGTTTGTGCCTACATAAATGGGTAAATTAGTTGGCACTCCTGTATTCATATAACCTGAATCTTGTGAACTAAGTTTATTATAAACATTTCCACCATAATTTACTAATATACCATCCGGAACTCCATATACAAAAAATGTTATGTAGATAGCTCCTGTTGATGCTGTACCCACATCTACCGATGTTCTATATATACCTACATTACCGTTATTCTCTGTTACCGGAATATCGCATCCCCCAATACAATTTGGACAGTATTCTGCCGGTTGTAAAACCCCACTCACTTGTTGCCTTACAGTAGTTCCATCCGAATAATAACCATCGGGAGCTGCTGTAGTTGCCGGAGAAGGTCCGAAAACCGTAGTTGATGATAATAAATCAGGTCCGTTTATTGAATAACTGTTATATGCCATAATTTTAATTTTTTAACATCCACAATCTGTGACTGTACTTGATACTACTGTGCTTGCATTAAGAACTGTAAATGAAGTTCCTTGATACGCACATATTTTTACTTTCCCTCCCTCTGCTAAAAGTGTTTGAACCGTACCCCCTGCGCAATTTACAAACTCAATAATACTTGCAGGTCCTGAGTTCCATATTATACTATATTCTGTACATTGAGTATCACAATCTACACACTCACAGCACGCAGCTTGTTTATCAGCGGTAGCTCCTGCTCCCGTTAAAGTGTAACACAACCACGTGTCTACCGCATTTCTATAATCATATACCAAATATAAGTAATCATTTGCTGCTCCCGCAGGCATTGTGAAATCGGCTGAATATTGAGCAGGAGCTAATATAGAATTAATAGCTAAGGGTCCGGAAGATGCGCCTGCCGCAGAAATAGCTGTCATTAAATTAGTCATACCGGTTGGAGTGTTAGGGTATAATGTAGCAGTTCTTAATTGATAAAATTCATCCGCCGTATCAATAAACACAAAATTATCCGCTCCTAAAACTCGAGAATACACGGTAACAGTAGACCCATCTAGAGGTATACCTGCTTGACCTTGTAACCCATTAAATGTTTGATATTGTGAAATAAGAGGATTGTCTGTACCTGATGCAAAAGTAACAGGTGCTGATGCATTGGTAGGAACGAAAGCTGTTGGAACTCCCGTTACCGCATCTGTCCAATTAACTTGATTGTGTATAGTTTTAGTAGCATCTACATCATCTGTTAAACAAACTAATACTACCGTTAAAGCGCTTGGTGTAGGACATCCCACTGTTAAATCAAAACTTGGTGTTGTACCACCACTAGATGCACCATCTATTTGTAATGTAGTTGGAAAAGCTGAGGTCTTTCCTGTAAAAGTATAACTTCCCGATGTACTTATAGGAGCTCCCGGTATAGGAGTTACTGTTGAGTTATAAGTTATCGTACCTGCCCAAGAACCTGCATTAACCATTTGCCAAGAAATAGTAATAGGACCTATTGCTTCACCCACATCCATACAATAACTAAAAGGATTATTAAATCTTGTATCTACCGTATATTGAAGTCCGCATTGTAAACAAATTTCAGGAGCAGGTATTGCTATATCATTAATACTTAATACATATTCATTCATATAAGGGTCAAATGCTCCAAGCTTTTGTTTACCCACATAAGTAGGGTTTATAAATTGGTCTCTGAAATAAGAACGCATCCCTTGCTCTGATATAACAGTAAGCTGTTCATTTTGCATAGCAGAGCCTTTTAATTGTAACACAGCTCCTCTTTTTTCATCAGTAAAAAACTTATCTACTCCATATTGCGTATAACTTTCAGGGTTTCTACTAATACCATATTCTTCTACCCTTGCTACTTGTTGACCTAAAACTGTAGGCGTAGAAGTTAATGCACCTCCTCCTCCTGCATCTGTTAATAAATCTTTTCCTGTTAAGACATAAGATATTTTATCTTCTTGTAAAACTAATATATCTGTTTTTCTACCATCCAATTTCATTATCTCTCCATAAGAATCTTCTAATGGTTTAAAATTTAATAACCCTAAATTAAATTCATTTAGCTTATTAACATTACTTTCATCATTAATAACTCCACTATATGTTAAGTCTGAAAATCTGTCTGCCTCTCCCGCATCTTGTGCCTGTGTAGAATAAGCTCTATTACCTAATGAAAAAGTCTTACCTTTCATAGAGTCTTTTATTCTATAACTTTCTACACCATTACCAAAAGCGTAACAATTAAAGAATTGAGAATAAATAATTCCTGCTATCCCTCCTGCTATATTTTGGTCAGTGTTGCCTACATATCTTGTAGTATTACCTAAATGATTACCGGTAGCTCTATCAATAGGATAAGAAGCTTCTCCTTCGTACCATAAATCAGGTAAGGCATCTCCCGGTTCTGTTTCAAAAACCAATACATTATCTGCTTGATAAATTTCAAATGTAGCATCCACAGTAGACCTTCTTTTTTTACTTAGTTTAGCACTAGCACAAGCTTGCGTACCTGAAACAAAAAGTCTTAAACCAAATGCAGCACCCCCATCCCACCATTGTAAATAATTAGTACACAAGTTACAATTGTTATTTACAAAATTCGTGGTTGCTGCCGAGAGATTAGCTCCCACTAACAAAGCGGGATTGTAAGAATTTACCATAGGACACCCTGTACCCCCTATTTCATAATAATCAAAAGCTATATCAGGGTCAGGATTACATACTGAAGCCGCTATATTTTCACCGTCCCACCAATCTTTAGCATTACTATAATCTTGGGTAGCTGTAAAAAATCTATCAATCTTCCCTATTCTTCTTTCACACGATTTATTTCCATCACCTGAACCTCTTCTTTTCCATCTTAATCTTACTCTAATACGAGAACCCGCAGGTATTAATATAAAAGAATCTGCCGGCATAACTGCATTAAACCCATTGTTATTTATCTTCATATAAACCCCCGCAAATGGAACTAAACCACTTATTGTATCAGGGGAAAGTCCACCATCTATACTTAAAAAGTTTCTTTGTTGAGCTTCCTTTTCTAAGACTGTTATAGTTACACAGCTTGAAATAGGTCCATCTATATCACTCTTTAATATTAATGAATCTCCTTCCGTAACTTTAGCTGCATTCTCTCCTTCAAGTAAAACATAACTGTAATTAGTAGTTTGAGATGTATATACTATATTACTAAAAATAGTATTAAAACCTAACATATCCGGTTTAGCCACAAACTTATATCTATACGCCCACCCCGGAGCTCTTTGTGTAGTTGGTATTGTAACCTTTATTCTGTTTTGGTCAGCCGAGTTTTCACAAGGAACGTGTATAGTATTACTCTCACTAACTATTGCTTGAGTAGAACGATTAAATTCATCCATATAAACAATACCTAATTCATATCCTCTATTACTATGTAAACTTCTAGGAATATTTAAAGACCTAAAAGTAGGCTCTATTTGAGTTGGTCTATAATAATTATAAACATCTCCCATAGTAGGTGTGTTTAAATAAGGTATTGCAGGTCTAGGGTCTACACCATTATCTATATACCTAATAGCAGGGAAAATTATTTTAAATTCATCAGGCGATGTAGCGGCTGCTGATATTTGTATGCCTTGATTTAAAACTGTAACACCACTTTGATATCTATACAGAGTAGGGTTAAGAGGGACTCCGGGAGCTACTTGAGTTGCAGCAATAGAAGTAGCTACTGTACAATTATACCTATCACTCAATGTAGGGGTAGACGCACACGTAACCGCAAGAGGATTAATAAAAGTAGCAGAACCTACTGCTGCGTTAAATTCTACACTAGAGGCTAAACCAAAACCATTGGTGTAATCTTGTGGTAATGTAAATGCTAATGTTACGTACACATCGTCAACGGGAGCAATTGCTGTTACAGCAGGAGCAGTGGCAGTAAATGAATCGTGAACTAATCTTACCCCTATTACTAACACTGATTGAGCCGCTAATGTTAACCCTGCTGTACTTATAGTAATCTCCGCATCATTTACCGTGTTTGTACCGTTAACCGTATAAGTAAAATTTGCTAAACTAAAATCTAATTCAGTTTCATCTATAGGTGTACTTACAAGTGAAGTAACATAAGAAACATCTACTTTATCTCCATCAGTATCTAATAAGTCATAATTTTCTGTATAGTTACCATATATTAATCTATTACCCATTATTGTCTGAGCTTTAGCTAACTTAGGAACATTGTCATATAATCTTAATATTTCCGACTCAACTAAAACAGTATATATTTTACTGTTGTCAAAGAAATAGGTATAAACTGTATTATCTAAATAACCTACTTCAATTTTATTTAACCCTTCAATTTTTTTAATCGTACTATTGTCAGCTTCTTTAAATAATAAATCTACTTCTTTAACTAATTCATTTCCGGAATTAAAACTAATAGTAGCCGCATTATTAATGTTTACCATACCTCCATTTAAAAAACTATCAGGACTAAATTGAAAGTTATTAGGAACAAATGCAGGTGCACTAAATTGAGAAGTAGCTGAATATTCTCCATCCTCATACTTGTATCTATATGCGAAACAAATAAATCTTCCTTCCATAAAATTTTCCTGACCTGTAGTGGAGGATGTTACAACCTCGGGAGATTCTGTGGGTGGTTTTTTTATTACAAGTAATTCTTCGGCTGTTATTTGGTCTACGTTACCCGGTTGTGTAGGGTAAGCATAACTTCTTGTAACATTAATTTTCCTTGGAGGATTAAAGTCATCTGTCCAAAATAACATATTATCCACTAAATTTACTCCTGTTATTAAATACGTAGGATTAAAATTTAATGTATTAGGACCCCCTGTACCAATACTAACCACGTGATAAGTTAAAGTAGCATTAACAGAGTTATATGATACTATCATATCAAGCGTATACGTTACTCCACTTAAAATAAAAGCGGGGTCGTGCACAAACCAATATAGTGTATTATTTGAAGAATCTTCATAAGCTCCAATACACTTAGTAGAGGTGCTTAAAGGTGTGTTAGCCGCATCAATATAGGTAAGGGTGGTTAATTGCTCATTACCTTTTGCGTTTTCTACAGAGCCTATTTCGGTATCTTCGGTAGAACCTAAACGTACATTTTGCCCATCTACATATTCTCCTTCAGGAAGAAGTCGCTCATCTATAGCTTTATTCATTCTTCCCTTGACAAAACTTCTTATTATTCTAGTTGATTCTGCCATCTTATTTTATCCATTTATCGCGTCCCCTTAAATTCATAAGAAGTCTACCGGGGTGTATATTACTAATTCTAATTTTAGCATTTCTAAGTAATGCTGCTTTTTCTTTTCTAGTTCTTGAAACAAGATATTCTTGAGTACCTTGTTTGCTATTTAAAATCGCAAACTTAATATAAGCATATATATAATCTTCAAATAATTTATTTACCATCACTGAAGAATTATCTCCATTTTCCATACCATCTGATACATACTCTAAAACACAAAGTTCATTTGCCATTCCTGAGTTAAAGTTTATAACCCCGTTTTTTTTATCTATAGTAAAAGTAGGATTTGCATTGGCAGTTTCTGTATTCAATCCAAATCTAGCTCCTATATTATAATCAAAAAACCAATTTCCTTCCCAATAATATCCCTCTTGATTATTAAACAAACTATCATTATTTAAATAAATACTTCTTTTAGAACCCTTTATTCTATCTATATCTAAATTTGAATACTCAGGACTCAATGCTCTTCCCTGCTCATCAAATAAAATATTATTATCATTATCTTTTAAGTAAGCTAAAGCGCTTCCTACTTGCACGTTTTCTGTTAACGGTCTCAAAAAGCCATCTTTATATAAAGATATTCTAACCCAATTAACATAATCTGATGGAAGTATAAATCTTAAATTACCATCTATTTTCATCTCTAATACTTTTATTTCTTTAAAAGCATCATAGTTTAATTCTTGAATACCTCTCTTTGCGTGAAAAAGTATTTTATACCTTTCTTCATTATTAACCAAAGAATGATTACCATTGTACATTAACATAAAATTATTAACAACCTCCTTTAAGCTAACGTATTGGTAAGACCCCCAATTAAGGTTTGTGGGAACATTACCATTATTCTCGTAATACGTGTACTGAGAAATATATTTGTTATTTACGTTACTATACTGTGTCATAACTATGCTTCTTCTTGGTTAGTATTGGTTATTTGTGTGGTAGCATAATTAGCTACATTTATATCTCTTACTTCAACTCCTGAGTATTGTAAAATTCTAAATATTAAATCCTGAAAAGAATCAAGAGGTAATTCAAAATTTTGAAAATCAGGTTGTGATTGGTCAAATACAGGTTCACCCCCTGTTATATTTAAAAATGTCCATTTAGGGTCTCTAGGGTACCTTATGTATTGGCACATAACAAAATTAGTATTAGTGTTAGTTGGACCAAGACCATTTGCATAAAAACTAGGAGTGGTAACTTCTAGTGGATATACCATTATATTACTCCCATCTACTGTATACGCAGGAAACTCTCGACTAGGAGCTGTTAGATTAGAACTCAGTAATCTCATTATTCTGTTTTGATGAACTTTTTCTATTTCTACCACATCTATATTACTATATATAGAATACCCCACAGGTGATGTAGTAAATATATCTCTACTTACCCCTACTTCTTTATTACCAAATATAGCTGTTACTTGAGCAAAAGCTGTAGGACTTCCTGCTACTAATGAATTTATATTAACAACCCAATCACCTGTTGATACGTTGGTAGTATCTTCAGTAGCTCCCATAAGTAATCTATAAGGTGCTACAGGTCCTGTATTTATAGCATTATAGATAACGAACTTAGGTCGGTAGTAAACTTTATTAATAAAATAATAATCATCCGGTAATGCAAATAGATTACTTGTGTTATTAGTAGCATAAAGATTAGCAGGGGAGTTATATAGTATTACATCTTGTGTAAAGATATCTATATCTTCTTCTAATCCTTTTTCTATATCAGCATATCCTGTACTGGTTTGTCGTACATTTTCTTTATTTATCTGATAGTTATATTGATAAAACAAATCCTCAAAAATATCTAACTGTGCCTGCTTTGCATACAAGTTAAAATCTTGAGGTGTTATATAACCATAGTTGTTTTTATTTAAAAATGCAAGTACCGCATTTCTTACTTCGTTTATCATAGATACAAAGATAAGAAAAAAAAAGAGGGCAAGTTTTTTTTACCCTCTCTTATCTTTTTACATTATAGTTAAGCTTAGGCTATAACTATAGATGTAACTGTAACTGCCGCTGCTGCTGCATCGACTACACCCGGTATAGCTTGAGAATCCGCTGTTACGGTTTCACGAACCACATTTGTCCAACTTGTTTCTAAAGCTGCAACAATTTGGTCTGCAAAATAATTGGAAGCACTTATATCATTAGCTGCCATATTATCGCTTAATGTTAAAGTTGCACTACCACCATCGTGATACCAAATTTTTACTGTTCCTACTGTCGCCATATTTACAGCGGTTACGTTTGTCGCACTCACTAGCATTGACGCTGTTGAGCCCGTTAAATAAATGTTTAAATACTTTTGCATAATAAAAAAAATTACAAAGTTTTGTGAGAATATTCTCGTTACAAATATACGAATTTATTCCACGTCTATTTCAGATATTTTCTCAAGCATTTTTAAAGCTTCTATACCTTCATCACTTTGAAGGAAAGATGCTACAATAAAAAGTTTGTCTTCACCATTAGGTACTACAACCATTCTCTTTTTATTTTTAGCTGTATCAAAATGGATTGCTCCTTTTTTCTTTTCAACTAATAAACCTTCATCAAAAAATGTTTGAACTTTACTTTGGATATCAACCATAGTGTCATCTAATAAATTCAAAAACTCTTCAGGTTCTTGTCTTGCATATACTAATATATCTCTTTTTATTTCTGCACTTGTCATCTTAGAAGTGTCTCTACCATATATTACTTTAACAAGACTTTCAGCTTTAGATATATCTAAATCTTGAGCCTCAGCTAAAGCATCTACCTCTAAATTTAATAACTCTAATTCTTCAGAAGCATCTTTTTCTTTATCAACTTCCTCAAATTTAAGTCCATTTAAAGGGTGGTACTGTAAAAATTGTTGTAACATTTGATTGTTTTTTCTTACCATTAAAAAACCATCTTCAAATATTACAGGTTCAACTAATACGTTTCCATCTTGCTCATCTACAAATACACTCTTTTGGTTTCTAGCATATCTTAACTCTCTATTAACACCTGTTTGTTCATCAAAGTGTAATAAAGGAAATCTTTTAGTATGTCTTGTTGGTAATATAAAAGAAAGGGGAGCGGCTGCTCTTTTTAGTTTGTAGGTTTTATCTACGAATTTTTGTGTTGTCTTTTTCATCTTAATTTAATTTAATATAATTTATAAAAAAAAAGAAAAGAGAGTGTCTTTAAAGACACTCCCATTTCTAATCTAACTACTACTCTTGAAATAAGAAGAAGTTGTTTGCGCCTAAAACGCAACAAGCTCTCTCAGATAAGAAGTGTACCTCCATAGCATCTAAGCTAGAAGTTCTTGCTCCTCCCGCTGAACCTGTAATCCACGACTTGTATCGTCTATCTTCAGTTTCTGAAGCACGATATCTAACGTGTAAGAAAGGTCTCTTAGCGTTTTTACCAAGAATTTGGTCATATACAGATGTAGAACCCGCAGGTACAAGAAGTCCGTTAATACGTCCTGAATTTGCTCCTGTTGGTAATCCACCTCTCATTGTTGGGTCATTTAAGTATTTCCAATCAGACTTGTAGAAGTCATATCCTCTACGGAAACCTGAGAAACCTAAATTTAAAGCCATCTCTTCGTCATTGTCAAACAATCCGTAAGATGTACCACCCGCACCATAAGAGTTTTGTGCTGCTAACATATCATCGATATCAAAACCGAAGTTTCTGTCAACAAAAATTACATTCTCTTCTATAGCGCCTTGGTTGTCTAATCTACCAATCATAGCATCGAAATCTGCTAGAGTAGTTGGATTTCCACCACCCCAAACATTTCCTCTATTCTCTACTGCGTAGAAAACACCTTCAGACCCCATAAAACCTGCTGTTGCTGCACCTGAACCCCCTGCTGCTGTAGTAGCGGGCATTGCTTCAACCATTGCTGTTTCTAAGTAATCATCAAATCTAAGTCTTGTTTCGTGCTCCGATTTTAAGTACCACAAGTAACCTGCTGCACCATCTTCGGTAGTTACTTCAATCCATCCGATTTGTGCCATATCTGAACCACTTACATTATATCTATCTTTTATAATGATAGGGTTATTTGCAAATATGTAATCGTCTGCTTCAAGTGAACCAACCATACCGTCAGTTCCTTTTGCAAACTCTGAACCGTAAATAAATACTGTTACATCAGTGTCTACGAAAGCACCACCACCGGCACCTGCATAACCACCGTTATCATAAAATGATACCGTAAATCGGTTGTTAGCCACATCTACATTCGTTACAATCGCTTTATTACTACCTGAACCATTATTTTGAACAAGCATTACTGTTTGTCCTACTCTAACAGCGATAGCCGCGGTTGCTGTAAACGGGTTAGTTGCTGTTGTTCCACTTGGAGCAACTAGACCTGCGGGTGCTGCCGGGTCATTCACTTGGAATATACCTGTTGTTGCCGCTGCTGCTGCTGTTGAACCACATTGTGTATACTTTGTGTGCAACCTTCCTTGCTCTGCCCATTTTATTTGGTCAGACATTGAAGGCATTTCTGCACCAACTAATCTCAAAAATGATGAGATAGTTCTATTACCATATCTTTCAAACTCTTTTTCATAAGTATCAGGTAGATACTGATTTAAAAAGTTAAAATCGGTAATGTAATTTGTCGATGTCGGGACTTGTTGTGCACTAGGCTGTAAATCAAATCCCGGCGTTGCTAATACTGCTCCTGCCATATCTTTATATTTTAAATGTTAATTATTTTCTTTTAATACTTTTAATCTTCAAACCTTTGCCTGAGCTCGGGTTCATTGTTTTAAACTTTAATCCTCCCTTTTGCGTTACTTCAGGTACTCTACGTTCAGACATATTTATATTTTTTGTCTTACGCATAACACTATCAGTTGCATCAGATTTGCCTTGTTCATAAAAGAAGTCCGCAAACCTATCAGGATTCATCGCGATTGCTAAAGCTCTATGATAACCCCGCGCATCTTTCATCATCCCGTTTTCATCCAAATATTTTCCTACGAAATTCATTGGACTCGATTGAGACTTTTTAAGCTCGCCTGCGTTACCCGGAGAGAAAATAACTTTTCTATCATCCAACGTAAACTCAAAACCTTTGAATTCACTATTAAAAAGTTCGTTAGTTTTCTTATCAAACCACTCCCCTTTTCTAGTGCTTTCCTCATTATAGGTTTTAGCATCCTTTAAATATTGCTTATACTCTTGATATTCTTTACTGTCACTTTGAGAAACAACATCCCCACTCGACTCGAGGGGTAGTTTATACTTTTCCTTTTGTGCTGTAAAGTATTTCTTAGCTTTAGCAATAAGTTTTTTCTTTGCTATCTTAGTTCTTTTTACATCTGACGGTTCATCAATCTCTTCGTCATAACCGAACTCTTCCATTTTAAAGTCTATATCTTCATCATCAAGTCCCTCTTCAGTTTCTTTAAAATAGTTTCTTAGCAAAGTATCAGGTTCCATAGCACTAAAATCTTTGTTTAATTTAACATAGTCATTAATGCCTCTACCTGTTTCTTTTTTATACTTTAAATACGCAGCCACATCTTCCGGTAATTCCTCTGAAGAATTTCTTTCTTCAAACAATTGATTTACCGATTCGATGTTTTTATCGTATCTAGTATTAATATGTGAAAGAACTTGTTCTTCTGTCAAGTCTTGCGACTCTTCAGGTTTATTCTCTGCAACTATTTCAGTTACCGGAGAATTAGTTTCTTCATTACCTTGAACGTTTGTTGCTACAGGAGCATTGTCTTTCTGTTCAAGAGTTTTCTCGTGCTTATCAAGTAGTTCTTGTTCTACTTGCTGTGATGATTTTTCGCCTCCATCATTTACGGCTCTTACTTTTAATTCCATTTTAATTCAATTTTATACAAAGTTAAACAATTTTATAATACGTTTTTAGACGATTATCTAGGGTTGAATTCTGCGAAATCAAAACCATCTAAACTATCTTCGTTTGATTCAAAGTTTTGAGGAGGGAGATTATTCTTTCTCTGATTAATTAACTTACTTTGTTCTGAGTTTTGTTGACTAATTCTATCACTCTTCGCTGTTTCTCTCTTTTCCTCTCTAGCACCTAATGCACCTTCAGAAATATTTCTTAATTGCATATTGTAACTAAATTCCTGTTCCATTAACTGAGCTTTTAATAAAGCCTCCTGTTTCATTTTATCTATTTCAAAAGCTATCTGAGCCTGTTGCTGTTGTAATTTAGCCTGCTGTTCTGCTTGTAATTTTTGTAGAGCAAGTTGTTGAGACATCTGTTGAGCCTTTAATTGTTGCTCTCCTTGCATAGCTTGTTTCTGCATCATATTGTGTTCTTCTCTTTCTTGCTTTTGTTTTCTTTTTAATTTAAGAAGTTGATTAGCAAGTTTCAAATTACGTATCTCTCTAATATCAATAGCATCTTCTAAATTAATATCCTGTTTAGATAATGCCATTTGAATATTTTGCTCTAATTGAGCTTTCTGTTCTTCATCAGGAGCTACTTCAATAAATATTCCAAAGTCATATATATATAAATCTTTTGTGTCATTTAGAATAGACACATTGTATTTACCTATCTTATTTATAAAGTCTGTTTTAAAATCTGCATACTCTAATATATCCGCCACTCTATAAGATAGAGCTTCGGCTAAAGTTCTATATATATACAAACTACCATCAAGAATATGTCGTGTGGCTGTATTAGAATTTAAGGCTGCTAATTTTTGTGTACCTACTAATGACCTAGGGTCAGGAGTTGAACCATCTCTCGCTTCATTTAATCCTGTTACCGCTCTAATCATATCTAAATAATGATTATAGTTATATATAAGCATTTGAGCTTTACCTGAGCCGGAACTAGAGTTTAACTCTTTAATAGGAACTTTAGCTTGGTTATAATCCCCATCTTGAGTGTAACTTCTACCAATAACACTACCTGTTTGAAAGTACATTCGTAAAGCATCTTCAGGGTTATAAGCATTCCCCGTACCTAAGTCCACTTCATTTAATCCATCCGCATCTATAAATACACCATCAGGAACAACTCGTGCAATGACTTGTTGTAATTTTAAATGAGTTATTTGAATTAAATCTGCAAATGGAATCATTCTTCTAACTAAAGATTCTATAGAACCTTTATACATACGAGGAGCAACTGCTACATAATTTGGTAAAGCATATTGATTAGCTGATTTAGGTCTTACCATATTTTCAGCTAACTCCAATTTTAATATTATATTAGTAC